AATATAGCTTGGTCGAATGTTAAAGTCAATTCAATTGAAACTGGGTCAGTTGCGTTACTCCAATCCATTTCACCAAAGTTTGCTGATGTGATAAATGCACCTTCTAATGTCCATTTTTCAACTTTATCACCTACTGGTCCTAAAGTATAGAAAGAAATAGTTTTCTTGTAGAATGCTGCGTAACCATCTCTACCTGTGATTGACTCATGTGATAATCTAATCCAATCCATAACTTGCTGTGCACCACTTGGTACAATTGGGTCATAAAGAGTGATAGTGATATCATCCCAGTTTGATTTACCTTTAATCTTTCTTTTAACATTGATGTGGTCTAATTCTACCGTTTCTGATGTAAAAGTTGGTCTGTTAGCCGTTTTAATCATATAGGTTTCGATACCACCGATTTCCATTATGAATCTGTTTGCTAATTTTGGTTCCCAATTCTTATAAAATATCTTGTCGTATTCGTAAATTTCTGGCATTGTTCTCTGATTTATTTATTATAAATATCTGTTTTTTAAATTATCCGTTAAAAGCTGCTCCAGTTGGTAAAATGTTGAAATCAATTTGAATGAATTCAGCCGTTTTAGTTGGTTGTAAAAAGATAGCACCTTTCATAATGTTTCTATCAATTACATCTGGAGTATTATTAGTGTCATCCATTACAACTCTGAAAGCGTATAAACCTTGGTTTTGTTGTATTGATGATAAATAAGGATTTACAATGTTTAAGAATGCGTTTCTAGTAGTAGATGTATTTTGTTCGAATACTAAATATCTTGAAGTAGAAGCTATGTACTTTCTAACTGTTAATAATAATCTTCTTACATTAATTCTATCTAATGCAGATGCTTTATCTTGTAATGTCTTTTGGCCAAATACTACGATACCTTGTCCTGGGAATTGTACGATTGGATTTACTTTACCTTCGTATAAATCATCTTTTTCAGTTTGAGTTAATCTATTCAATACACTAACTGCGCCTGTCAAACCACCTCTATTCAAACCTGCTGGTGCGAACCATTCTGCTGCTACTCTATCATTATTTGCAAATACACCTGGTAATAATACCGATGGTGGAACTGTAATTAATTTGTTTGTGTTAGCATCAACTGTTTTAATCCAAGGATAATAAGTTGCAACCATATTTGAATCAACTGCGTCAGCTTGTGTTGTAGCTTGTAAAACTGAATCAGCTGCTGCCGTTGTATCCATAATATAGAAACAATCATCTCTTTGTTCAACCATATCTAAAACTGAAGTTATTACTGAAGTATGTAATCTTCTAATAACACCCGGAGTTACAACCATATTGATATCAAATTCGTCAGCGTTAGATAATGCAGATATGTGTTTAGCGTATGCTACTGAACCACTTTTTAAAGATGTTGATAAATCAAATCCTTGTGAATTAGTTGCAGTTATATTTGTTCCAGTATAAATTGGAGTTGCCGGTGACATACCATCAAAACCTTCTTGAAATGCTACAACAAATTGTGCAGCTGCATCACCTACTGATAATGTACCACCATTTGTTGCGTCTAAACCAAATACTGAATTTGAACCTACACTTACTCCTGTTGGGATTGGTTTTAGGTAAATTGAGTTGTCGGTATTAAAATCTAAATCAATACCACCATATTGTGTCACCGATGCGGTTAAGAATGATACTGCAGGTATTTTTGAACCAACTGCTGCGGATGCAGAAACTGGTAATTGATACGCTGTATGTCCAAACGGAACTGCTTGAACCGGTGCCGATTCATTTAAGTTTTTAATTCTAACATATTTTGAATTATTAACCCAATCACCTGTTTCAGAAATTTTACCATCTGATGCGATTGTTATTTTTCTGTCACCAATTACTCTACTAATATAGTTTGGAGAGTTGGGGTCTAAGTTTACATTTGAATATGTCTCTAATACTATTTTCTTTTTATTGGTATCATTAAAATCTCTTATAACAATAGTAAATGTACCATAATCGGTACCATTTATAGAACCTGCTGCTTTTATATTTGTAATTCCAACTTTTATTTTTGTATTAGATGTGTTACCTGCTCCGATTGTTTCAAAACGGAATAAATCTTCTCTTATACCACTAATAGTTTGTGATTTAATAATTGGTGTTTGAGCTTCTTGTGCATCAAAATTAAATAATTGGTTGCCCAATACATTTATACTTGCAGATGCATGAGAATCAAAATTAATACCACTATTTTTGAAATATCCATGTACATATGCTGCTTTTGAACCCATTGCAGATGTTCCGAATACCGCTTCAACATCGTTTGTATCTGTTAACTTTAAAGATGCCGATGTGTTTAATCCATTACTTAAGTAAAAATCACCATTACCATTGTTATCTGCTAAAGTTGAACCTGAAAAACCTGCGTTTGCTCCTACTGCGGTATTAAATAAAATTGCTGCAGTTGAACCAGATACATCATATGTGATATCAAAACTAGCAGTAACTATATCACTTGCAAGTCTTGCAGCTGATTGTGATACGAATATTGAAGTAGGTGCTACTGTCAATCCACTTCCTTTTTGAGATATAGTAATTGCACTAATTGTACCATTTGTAATAGTTGCCGATGCAGATGGGTTTGTTGCAAATGTACCACCCTGAAAATATATAGGGGCTGTACCATTTGAAGTACCATCTGATGCTGAATAATTTGTTCCTGCTGATGATGTTAATAACGAATCAATCTGTCCTAAGTTAACTGCACTTATTAATAAAGGAGCGGTTTCGGTATATCCACCAACACCAGCTACTCTACAAATAGTTGCAGTTCCTGCTTCTCTTAAATAATTTTGTACTGCTAATGGAGTATAATATGTGTCATCTACTGTTCCAAATAATGTTTCAAATTCAGTTTGTGAATTTACGATTGTTGGTACTAACGGGCCTTCTTTGAAAGGGCCTATGAAAGCTGCACCGATGTTTGCAACACCTTGTTGCAAGAATGAAAGGTCATTTTCTCTCGTAAATACACCTGGTGATACGATTTTTTCTGCCATGTTATCTTTAATTTAAATTTATTAGTTCTCAATATAAATATAAAATTTTCAATCAAAACAACAAAATGTTATTTGTATGTTGGAGAGAAATAATTATATGTTTCTGTTACTTTTGTCGAATTTTGTAATACATTATAGAACAATACTGGTCCTATTTGTCCATTCCAAAACGTTGTTCTTGCACTATTACTACCAATTGTTAAATAGTTAGTAGATGCAGGTGCCGTAAATGCTGCTGCCGTAAATGTTCCTACCGATGTTCCGTCTACATAAACTGTTACAGTTCCTGATGGTTGGAATGTTGCTGAAATCATATACCAAACATTTGCTGATAATGATGTCGTTAATTGTGCACTATTTCCTAATGTACTACCATAGAATTTTACTCTATTTAAAGTAGAACTATCTGACGATTCAATTGCTAAACCATAAAAACCTGCGTAGTCAAAAATGTGTCTTGTAGTTGTACCCAATGTTGTAGTAGGTCTTACCCACATATGGATTGTACCAGTATTAGTATTGAATTGAGATAAGCCACCATTTATATTTGATGCAGTATCTTTATAAAATAAGTCACCACCATCAAAAGAATAATATCTTTCTTTTCTAGTTGCACCATTATTGTATGCCGGATTTGAACTCGCTCTCTCTAAAGGTGATTGTGCTCCAGGTCTAATACCTGTACCATATCCTGTCAAGTCTAATAAATCTACAGTTGGAGTTCCAGTTGCTGGCAATGTACCAGCTCCAAATGATGAGGTTTTTGATGGGTCAACATACATTCTTAAACCGGCTGCAGGGATAGATGGTTGTGTTGTTGTACCTTTATTATGTGAAATATATCCGTTTGAAATATAAACGTCAGCACTTTCAACATTCACAGTTACAATTTCAATATCTGCTTCTATTATTGCTATATCATAAACCAATTCTTCGGTTTCATCTTCTTTTACCAATTTATCACCAGGAAGAATATCTTCTACATTCTTAAATTTATATTTTCCAATCTCATTATCCCATACAAATAATGGGTGAGTACCTGTTGCTTTTATTGCACCATTATTTATTGAAAAATAACCAGATGCAAAGTTAAAAGTCAAATCGGAAACTATTACATCTTGTGATACACCTTCTAATGAATCTAATTGATGAAAACGCCATTCTATTTGGTCAGATTCTGCATCTAAATTCTCATCGGGTAATCCTGCTGGCACCCATGCTTTAATGGTATCACCAACATTTAAATCTTCAACATTAATTTCGGTATTGTTTGATAATTTTACTTTTGTACCAAATAATAAACAAAAATCAGGTTGATTGATTGTATTATAAACATCTACTGCGTATAATGTTTTTGTAGATGTAGTATTATACCCCGTTGCATTTAAATTATATCCATCTGCATATGTCATTGATAAAACTGATTCAGCTTCAGAATAGTTTGCAGCTGCAATTGATGCAGGTGTAATTGGAAACGATGGTGATGCACCTAATGTTGCAGTACCTACCGAAAAATTTGCATTATTAAATGATACTGTGTAATTTGCTGCTACACTACCAACTCGTGTTCCATGTAAAGAACCCTGTGAACCAAAAGAAAACGTTGCCGTTTCTGATGTGCTTTCTACTATATAAGTGTATGTTGGTTGATTTGCAGTTATAGTATCGACTGCAAATGAGCTAAATGCTGCGGCTGTACCAGCTGCTGCGTTCATAGCGTTCATTGAAACTTGCTGAGTAGTTCTCGTCGAACCCTGCGTTGCTCTGTATAAATTACCTAACGATAAATTTGTTCTTGCCATAGTATAAAGTGTTATTCTCCGTTATAAATATCTAAAAGTTTTTCTTTCCAATCATCTTTATTAGAAAAGTTTTTAATCATCCAATTCTTAAGTTTTTCAAATTCTGCTTTACGGGTTTCGTAATCATCCTGACAAATTGTTTGGTAGGTTTTTTTAAATGTTTCCTCATCAATCGCTTTGTACTTATAGTCAAGTGGAACATGCCATGTTTCATGTAATATTGGTAATTTACCCCAATCGACTGCTTCAAATATTCCATATCCAAATGGTTCATGTTGAAAGCAAGAATGAGATATTCCCCAATCAAGTCCATAGAACCTTTCTTTATATTTGTAATCAAACTTGTAAATTTTTGATTTCTCAAATTTGTATCCATATTTCTTTTTATAATATTTGTTAAATGTTTCTGAATTAGTCGAAATAAATCCACCCAATCCATCCATATATTCAACATTTTTTCTACCTTCAACTCTTGCTGCGTATCCCAATTCTACCGATGTTGAAAGTTCTTTGTTTTGTGTAAATGTATAATTATTTGGAATATGATGTAAGTTTTCCGTTTCATATGGAAAATGATACAATCCTACCCAAACTTTATTTTTAATTTTGTTTATTAATTCGTTTTCGTATTCCCAATTACCATACCAGTGCAAATATTCATCTTTATTTTGTTGTGCCATTAAAGACACTTTGGTTAAATTATGGAATACAATTGAGTCAATCTTTTCCAGGTTTTGATGAATAGCTCTGGTTGGAGTATAATGACCATGTAATATATGTATCTTTCTTGCACCTTCAAAGATTTCAATAATTTTATCTTCGGATGTTTCCCAAATATGGTCTATATCGATTGGAAATTCTTCGTAATTTGTAGGTTTGTGCCTATGGAAAAGAAGAAGTGGCTTGACTTCTAAATCAGGAGCCACTTCTTCTATCCAATTAGTTACCCATATATCAGCTCCGCTATTGAACCAGGGTCCTCCTGCGGTAGTGTAATAAACATCATACATTTATTATAAACCTTTTGAATTTATTTAGATTTGCAATTATCGCATTTACATTCGTAATTATCTAAATCCATTCTTAATTTTTCGATTTGTGTTTGTTGTTCTTTAATACCTTCAATTAATAATGCTACTAATTTATCGTATTTAACGGCTTTGAAACCATTTTCTCTCGTTTGAACTAATTGAGGTAATACTGCTTCAATTTCTTGTGCGATTACACCCACATCGTTTCCTTCGTATCCATGCTCAATTTTATTCTCAGCTTTCCAATCATAAGTGTTACCACTAATCTTAGAAATCTTATCCAATGCGTTTTCAATTGGAGTAATATTTTCTTTGAAACGAATATCTGAAGATGAGAATGCTACGATATCGTTTGCTGCATCAATTCTACCAGATGTTCCACTTGCTGCCATACCAATTCCTAATGAAGCGTGTTGAACATTTGAAGTAGTTAATAAGTTTTGGTTGATAACTGTACCATATCCAGTTGTTGAACTTAAAGTTACTTGAGATGAACCAGAAACAACTGTGTTAGAGTTCAATTGAGTTTTTACATCAGTTGCAAAATTTGTAGTTGAACCTGCAGTAATTTGTGATGAACCACTTACTGTACCTGTTGGTAAGTTTGCGATTGTTTGTGATGAACCAGAAACAATTCCTGCAGGTATAGAAGAAATATTTGCATATGTAATTTGAGATGAACCCGAAACTACTCCTGCTGGTAATTGTGCTTGCAATGAACCAGATAATACTCCGTTATTAGCGTTAATTGTACCATTAAATGAAGTTCCTGTTACTGAACCTGATATAGTTGTTGCTGCATTGATAGATAATGTTCTGCTATTATTTGCCATATTACCAAGCATAAATGCTTGTGACTCATAATCACCATTACTTACATAGAATTTATAACTTTCCGTAGTAGATGAAATAGGGCCTGCATTTGCACCTAATAAAAGGTTGTTTGTACTATTACCTGATAAATATGCACCTGCTCCATATCCTAATGCTGTACTTTTAATAAATACATCATTGGTATCGACAACACCATTCAATGCATTGTCACCAATTCCGACATTGTAATATCCATTATTTAATTTACCCGCTGCATTAGTTCCGATAAATATGTTATTAGAAACACTTGAACCGGTCATAGTCATAGCCGTAGCATAACCTATGGTAATATTATTACTATTACTACCACTTATACCAAATCCAGCCTGGTCACCAATTGCTATGTTTTCAGACCCAGTTGTTAATTTATATAATGAGCTTCTACCAATTCCCACATTGCCTTCACCCGATGTTAAAGATGGCATTATATCAATACCTAAAACAACATTCATATCAGGATTAGTACCTCTTCTACCAATTTGGTATTGGCCAACATTTACATAAGAACCAGTTCCAATTACTATATTTGCTTGAGAGTATAAACCATTAGGGAAAGTTTGAGAACCATCTGCATTTGTAGATAATGTTGATACAACTGTACCATTTGCCACAACTTTAATTGAACCAGTTGAAATATATAAATCTCTCCATATATTAGTTGCAGAACCTAAATCATATGTACTTGTTGTACCAGGTATAATTGAACCGGTTACATTTACATTACCATAAAGATTATTATTAGTTCCATCCCAACGATATTTAATATTACCTTGTCCATCTGCTAAAACTATATTATTAGATAAGGATGCTTCACCTGTATATTTACCAATTATTGTATTGTAAGAACCCGTAGTAATTAAATATCCTGCAGTATCCCCAATTGCAATATTGCTTTGACCTGTGGTATGCCATTCTAAAGCAGCATGTCCAATAGCTATATTACTACTACCACTTACATTTAGTCTTAATGCAAGTGTACCTAAAGCCGTATTATAATTACCAACATTGTCAGCTAAAGTATTTGTACCTAAAGCCGTATTATTAACACCTGTTGTATTGGTTGCTAGAGATGCATTTCCTACTGCAGTATTACCATTACCTGTTGTATTATTTTGCATGGCACCTGAACCTACTGCTGTATTACCATTAGCACCAGTATTATATCGTAAAGCACCCCAACCAACTGCAGTATTAGCATTTGTTGTTGTATTAGCTTGTAAAGTATCTGCACCAATTGCAGTATTACCAACACCTGTTGTATTAACTTTCAATGCATTAGAACCAATAGCTGTATTTATATAACCACTTGTATTTGTAGACAATGCAGTTACACCGACCGCAGTATTACTAGCTACTGAATTTAATCCTTTACCTACTGTTAATCCATTAACGACTAAATCATTTGGAAAATTTTGAGAACCAGCTGCAGTAATAGATAGTGTCGATACAATATTACCACCGGCTCCAATAAATTTGATTGAACCTGTTGAGATGTATAAATCTCTCCAAATTTTAGTCGCAGAACCTAAATCAAATGCGTTTGTTGTTTGAGGAATAAGTGATGAACTTAAAGATGCTATAACATTTACAGTATCAGCAGATGCATCACCTATTGTGATTGCTCCACCTAATGTTAAGTTACCATCAATTTTTGCGTTTCCTGTGATGTCTAATGATGAACCTGAAATGCCAGCGAATGAACCCTGACTTCCTGTTCCTGATGCTCCTAATGTAATATCACCGGTTTCTCCTCCAATTTGTAATGTTCCTAATGTAGTATTTACATAGGGTTCTCCGAATGCTAACGAACCGGATTTCTGTGCGGTAGTACCGCGTCTAAATTTAAGTCCCATTTTAGTTTACTCTTTTTTTTAGTTAAATTATAAGAAATTCCTTATACGATTATAAATATCTATTTGTTTTCCAAATCTTTTATTTTTGCAGATAATTCTTTTATAGCTTCAATTAAAAGTGGAATTATTTTTTCATATTGAACCGCTTTATATCCATTATCTCTATTTGTTACAATTTGTGGAAGTATTTCTTCAATTTCTTGTGCAATTACTCCTACATCGTTTCCTTTATGAGAATGTATTTCTTCATATCCCGCTTTCCAATCGTATGTGTTACCACTAATTTGATTTACCTTTTCTAAAGCGTTTACAATTGGAACTATATTTTCTTTTAATCGTATATCAGATGAATAATATGCAGTAATATCGCCAATTGCTCTAATTTCACCTGTGGTTGTTGATGCAGCAGCTCCAACTCCAATTGAATTAAATTGATAATCACCAATAGAACCACTATGAATAGTAGAGCCACCTAATATTTGTGAAGAACCACTAATTACTCCCGTAGGTAAGTTTGCGATTGTTTGTGATGAACCACTAATTACTCCAGTTGGTAATAAAGAAACAACTTGAGATGAACCCGATACCAATGTGTGAGTTGCTGATGCAACTTTTTCAAATGAACCAGTTTCACTTTCAGTAATCCAACTACCACTTACGGAATTTACAACCGCCAATGATGCTGAAACTGATTGTAAGTCAACTCCACCAAATGCTTGTAATTCTATATAATCTATTCTTCCTTCGTGATTTGATGCTGTCCAATATAATTCTACAATACTCATCGTTGCTGATGAACTAAATTGATTTAATGAAACAATTGATGCTGTCATTAAAGATGTTGAAATATATAAACTTGCAGTTGCACTATTTAAACTTCCGGTTGATGTTTCTAATAGTGTTAATCTACTTAAAGTTGAACTACTAAATTGATTTAAACTTCCTGTTGATGTTTCTAACAATCCTAATCTAGTATTAGTAGACTGAGTAAATTGATTTATATTCGAAACTGCAGTATTTAAACTTGCAGTAGTTGAATTTATATTTGTAATTGATGTATTTAAACTAGCCGTTGTGTTATTTATAGAAACTAATGATGTAGTTACACTTGCACTAAATAAATTCAATGATGCGGTACTTTCTTCAATTCTACTTAATCTTGTTGTAGATGTAGTTGATGTGGTTGATAAACTTACAATTCTACTATCTACTGATGTCGAATATGCTGTTACACTTACACCATTTAAACCAACAATAGTTGATGAACTTATTGAACCTAATGCTGCAATATTTGTATTAAAGTATAATCTTTGATTGGAATCTTCCCAACTCATTGATACATTTGCTCCTGCAATATTAAATCCTGCTCCATCTGCAATTCCAGATGTAGTCGAACCACTAGCTAATGTTATACTCTTATCTTCAATAAAAGTTTCAGTTGTATTTAATGATGTTTGTGTACCATCTACAATTAAGTTTCCTAAAATTCTAGTATTGCCACCGGTTACATCGATTGCCGTTTTTAGTGAAGCAGTATATGTGTTTAATGAAGATGTTGCAACATTCAAACTTGCAGATGTTGTTTCTAAATTATTTAATCTACCATCTCTAATGTCAATATATCCTTTTACTGCAAATTGTGTTGGAACAGTATCTTCACCTGTAATTCCTTGTGCGTTTAATAAAGTTGTATTATTACTTACTTCATTCAATATAACACCTACCCCTACTCCGTTTCTTTTGAATGGCCCTATTGCACTTAAACCTGATAAATTGAATTGGTTTGCGTCAATTGTAACTTCTCCAGTCAATTGATTTACTGCAAAGAAATCACCAATTTTTAAATTACCTATATTGTCAACTGTTGAATAAAATACTCTACCCGGAGCATATTCAACAATTTCTTTTGTTCTATTTGGAACTCCACCGAATTTTGGAAGTGCGTTATATGTAACACCACTACCACCATATTCCATAACCAATCCACCCGTTGAGATGTTTGATAATTGATGAAAATAAACATTATTTCCCGTTGTAATTGAAGGTGGTGCAGGATAAACTGTTACATATCTTTGATTTGCAGAACTACCGGTTGCAACATTTGTTACTAAATAATCAGTTCCATTTAAAATCATATTTGAAGAAACATCAACACCCCTACTCCCACTTTGTAATTGGAATAATATTGCATTAATACCACTAATTTGAGCTTTTCCGGCAACCGTTGTAGCTTGAATTGCACCTGGACCAGTTGGTGCTGCAATTACAAGATTTGGTTGTGATGTATATCCACTACCAGGAGTTAAAATTACAATTTGGTCAATTGAACCATTTGCACTAACATTTGCTTCTGCAGTTGCTTGAACACTTGCTCCTCCACCACTAATAGTCACACTTGCAACTGAACCCGTATAACCTGCTCCATCTTGTAGAATAACTGCACCAACTACTGTTGATGTCAATGTTTGTAATGAAGAACCCGTATTATATGTTTGAGGGAAATATGTTTTAGATACTAATCCTTCTTTACCAAAATCTATTACTGAATTTGAAATATTTGCAAAACCACCATTTGCTACTTTGAAACCATAGGTACAAAATGTAGTAAAACAAGATACGAATTGTGCATATCCTTTGTTGATTACTAAGTGACCAGGTCCACCCTGATTAACTTGAGTAAATGCATCTGCTACAAATGATTCTAATGGTGATGACCCACTTACTAAATTGCCATCAATTTTAATACCACCCCCCGCTCCTTGCTCATCAATTATGCCTGAACCAATTATTGCATTTGATTGATTTCTTACATCATTTATATTATATGGTAATGCTGCGTAATTTACATTTCCAGGTATAAGAGATAATAAAGTACCATCAGTTGTAAATGGTCCTGTAATTGAGGAACAATTTTGAATATATGGTGATGTCCCAATTACTGGTCTTTTTGATGATGGTGCTTGAATTGATACATGTGGTTTTTCACCTGCAACATATCCACTACCATTATTTACCATAGTGATAGAAAGTGTTCCACCACTTACACTCGCCGTCGCCGTTGCTACGGTTCCGCCGGCATCAGGACCTTCTATAATAACATTTACACTTTCACCATTAACATAACCACTTTCAGTATGAACCAATGTTATTGTACTAACACCACCTGCATTTATTGTTGCATTTGCGGTAGAACATGGAAATGAAAATGCGAATGCTGGATTTTGTAAATTTAAAAATCTCAATCCATAAAAATAGTTTCCATCATGACAATGGAAGTAATCTTTTGTAGGATTTGATGCCGTTAATCTAACTGTTCTTAATGTATCACCAACAATTGCAACTCCCGGTGGAACTGCTATTGGATTGTTTTCCGTATAATTACCACTACCAATAAAAATTGTAGTTCTTTGTATATTTGATGCAATAGCCGAACCTAAAGATGCAACTGCCGCTTTGATTGTTTTGAAAGGTTTGTGAGGTTCCGTACCATCATTAGTATCAATACCTTCGGGTGAAACATAAAGTCTCTTAGAACCACTCATAGCAGTCTCTAATAAATCCATTCTACCTTCATGATTAGAACCAGTCCATTCTAAATCTCCAATTCTAGTATTAAGTGAAGTGACATTGCCCAAACCTACTAAATTTGTAAATGAACCGGAGGTTGCATAAACATTTCTATATAATTTATTTGATGCTCCTAAATCATATGTATTAGTTGCATCGGGTATAATTGAAGAACTTAAATCTGCATTAAAAACAACACTGTCATTTGTAGTATCACCAATTGTAATTGTTCCACCCAATACAACATTACCACTAATATATGCACTACCTGTTAATATGATATCTCCAAATGAAGCAGTGTTTAATGATAACATTTTAATTGGAACACCGGCCGCCGCTGTGCCTACTTGGAATGCACTTTCTGCTGTATTTAAATATAATTCACCATTTTCTAATGATGATGTATTCGAACTATTACCTCTTCTTATTTGAAATATTGCTGCCATTTAATTCTTTTATGTTTCTTATAAATATAATAATATCTTTTTTCTTATTCCGTTGGATATAATTCGTTTATCACTTCTACAATCTTCCAACCAGATAATCCTTTCATCTGTTCTATCAATTCTAATAAATGAGTAGATGTCATTACCACCAATCCATCATAGATATAATATTGTTCACCACCATTCCAAATTTCATTACCATCAAAATCTTCAATAATTCTTTTATATTTTGTATCGTTTAACTTAATTATTTTAAGTTTCATTTCTTTTAATCTTGTTTCCATAATATTATAAATCTGTAAATGATAAAAATGCTGCTCCATAATTGTGATAATCACCACCCGAACCTGACCAATAGGGCCCGTCTTGATATCCGCTACCACCTGCAAAATAATTTCCATCCCAACATGCACCATACCACCAAGGTTGATTATTATAAAGAACTGAACAATTTGCACCGTATGCATCTTGGTCATTATTATATGTCGAAAAGGAAAAATTGTTTACCGCGTGATATGCATACCAACCAGGATTATCCGCTCCAACATCAACCGTTATACTTCTTGGGTAAATAAATGCATATGTTGAGGTAAACCCATTAAATTTCCATCTTGCTCTTTTTGTGTGACTTCCCGATATACTTACATTGGATGTTGCGACATATTGGCAAATCGTATCTCCTAAATATTTCCAATAAGGTAATCCAACTAATAAATTAAATCCTAAAGATGAATTATATGTTCCGGCAGTATTAATTTGTGCACCCGTTGCGGCCGCATATGTCAATCCACTCAAACCACCTGTATTTAATCTATTTGCTACAACCATTACCCACACTCTCTGATTATCAAATGTGAAATCACAATAAAATTGATTTGCACCCAATCCTCCTGGGTTTAACCAATATATACCATTTGTGTTTATTCCACACTTATTTCTTAACCAATTTGCAGATGGTGCAGCTTTTGCAGAACTAGAACCATCTAATGTAACTGGATTAGTTGAAACTCCGGTTATTCCAAATGTTCTATTATTAATTACACTACTTTGAATATTAATTGCCATACTATCTATATAATGTTACTCCTAATAATCCAAAAATATTTGAATAATAGTTGTATACTTGATTAATTTTATCCGTGCTTAATTCCGAACCATAAACCATACATGCATGCAAATATCCAGCTTGTACCGTTCCGGCATATCCACTACCCACTCTTATTGCACCACTTCTCAATATATTTCCTTCTTGTCTATTTGTGTAACCAGCCGTCCATACACCATTATTATAGTAAAATCCAGTAGTAGCCGATGCATTTCCATTTATTGCAATCATGTTCCATGCACCCGTTGTGTATGATTTAGATTCCGCATAATCATAATCTGGATATTGCCTATACCAACTTATGGTATTAGCAACTTCCATTGTACACGCTAACTCTTGTTGATATGATGCATAAGATGTTCCTGCTTTTTCAAATATTGTCCTTCTAGCTGCAAACCCTTCATGATAATAAATTAATATTAAAGTATACGCTCCTCTCATATCAACTTTATTTGCGTTTGCATCTGATGATTGAAAGTATCCAGAATCATTAAAGTCTGCACAGGGTATACCATTCAGTGATGTTTTCGGTGGTGCAGTATTAATAACACTCATTGGTATTCCTTGTGCGGAATCATACCAAGTTCCGCCATTATAATTTGTTGCATTTAGATTTAACAATAGTGTATCATCCGGAAGATGAAACTTATTTAGAGTTTCTCCCGAAGAATTAAAGTTTGTACTTTGTAATGTTTTATCTGCTAAATATATTGCCATTATATACCAAATCTGCTTTTTTCTGCTGTGAAATTTTGAAATACTTCATCACCTGATAGAGCTCTATTATAAATTCTAACAACTGCGATGCCTCCACTAAATTGTCTGCCCACACTTTCTCTTCCTATATTTATATTTTGTCCAGGAGTTGCATCACCTTGTGAAGCTCCGTTACCCGAATTCACTCCGTTTGTATATTGAAATACTCTACCACTTTGATAATCCCAAGCAGAACACCAATGATGCCATGCACTACGAGCAGAGGGGCCCACTGTTTCGTGGTATCCTTCGGTTGGATGTGAATACCAATATGTTGACAAGTAACTATTATCTTTGTTCCAACTCATATATTGTCCACTTCCACCATTTACCAATATTACCGTACCTCTATCACCTGATGTTAATTCGGATGCACCTGGATATATCCAAACTTCAAATGTTGCCGATTTTGTTCCAAATGTTGCCGATGTCCCTGCTTTATACGCATATTTACCATCAGCATTAAAATTCATTGCAGTTCTACCTCCAACCGTTGCAGTTGTTAAACTTCCTAATAAATCTAAATCACTCCCACTACCAACCATATTATACCAAGTTGCTCCAGAGCCTGGATATGAATAAAAATTTGCAGCATCGTAATATGTAACCAATCCTTCATCTACAATTGCTCTTGTAAATACACCCGATGAGTTTACATCTGTCGAACTTAATGTATTTGTTGCAACTATAATAGACATATTATTGTATTTCTTCTAATGAAAACTTAAATTTCTTACCTGTCTTATTATTTATGATGTATAAATGTTCTGCTCCTTCTTGTATTGTCCAATTTCCGGTTGTTCCATCTATATCATTTCCTTCTGGTTTTCCTTCATTACTCAAATGTAAGTCGTTTGTATATACATTTGCCCAACCAAGTGATGCCGAACCCAAATTGTAACTATTATTTGCATTTGGTAATAAATCACCTTTAACTCTCAATTGACCCCCAATCCAAACATTTCCAGTATTACCATGTATTGACATATTTGTTTGACCATTACCAACAAACACATATTCATTTGGGTTACCAGAGTTTGACCATATATCACCTGGTCCACCCGTTCCGTTTGTTCCATATCGTGCACCACTATTACCTGCCCAAAATATACCCCAACCATCATTATTTCCAGGAGTTCCGGCCACATTAGACATCCAACCACTATAATCCGCACTAAATCTAAAAGGTGCATTACTATCACCATTTCCGGATTGTGTTATTGTTCCTGTAACTGATGTAAATGTTGGAGATGATGTTGTTAATACCGCTTGATTTAATACTGAACCATATCCAGTTGTCGATGATAATGTTATTTGAGAACTACCACTAACTAATGTAGGAAGAGAACTTATACCACTAAAAGTGATTTGTGAAGAGCCACTAACAATTCCTCTACCTTTTGTTTCATAAGATGATGTTGCTGCGTTTAAATTGCTTACCGAAGTGTTTAAACTTGCAGTTGTTGTATTTAAATTTGTAATTGAAGTAGCTTGTGTATTATTTGTAGATAATGCAGTTGATGCAGATGCTTCTAATGCAGTTAATCTTATATTACTTGAGCCGGTTTGTGTATTTATATTATTTATTGAAATATTTACACTTCCGGATGTCGTTTCTAAATTGTTTAATCTATTAACACTTGCAGTATAAAAAGATGCAAAGGTACTATCGTTTGAAGTATCAACTGAATTAATTAATGTTACTATTTCTACAAATGTATCTTTGTCTGCATCTGCTGCTAATAAGATTGCATCAACTCTACCTTTTTCAGTTGTAATTCTACTATCTACTGATGTTGAATATGTTGAAAATCCGGTTGTAGATGAAATCGTTATTTGTGAACTCCCACTTACTATGCCTGATGGAATAGAACTAATATCTGCATATGTTATTTGTGAAGAACCACTAACCAATCCTCTACCTTTTGTTTCGTATGAAGATGTTGCTGTATTTTGGTTTAGAAAAGTAGATGCAATTGACGAACTAAGTGTAGTCAAATTTATACCATTAATATTTCCGGTACTTTCAAATGAACCACTCACTACTATATTATTACCAAAAACAATACCATTTCCACCTGATGATGTTATTTTATTTCCATCTTGTATTTGTAAAGTTCCTCTAACATCTATTAAACCAGTCGTTGGGTCAAATAATAAGTTACCACCGCCCGAAGATTTTAATTCAATATTTCCGTCTGCAGATTGTAAAATAATACTATCACTACCTGCTTCTAAAATCTTAATTGATTGACCTACATCGGTTGTTATTTGTAATTCATTTCCTGTTGAACCCAATACCTTTGTTCCATCTATATAAAGTGAACCAGAGGAAACATATATGTCTCTCCATTGGTAAGTTACCGAACCTAAGTCGTATGTATTATCTATCGCTGGTATAATTGAACCGCTCAATGTTTGTGTTCCTCTAAACGTATTAGAACCTGTTGTTGCCAATACCGATGATGTCAATTGTGAAGAACCACTTATTGTACCGGTTGGTAAGTTTGCAATTATTTGTGAAGAACCACTTACAATTCCGGAAGGTTTAGATGCAATATTATCCCAAGTTGTTTGAGTAATACTTCCACTTAAAACATATCGTGCATCGTATGATGATGTTAATTGAGACGAACCACTTACAGTTCCTGCAGGTGCAGTTGCTACTATACCACCTACTCCAATTGATGCCACTAAATTATCTCTAACTATAAAATCAATACTATCCAATGTAGGTAATATTTGTGTACTACCTGATACATTTGTCAAAAATCCTTTAAAACCTACCGGTGTACCTACTGCGGTTGATTGTGATTGTTCGAAATCTATATAATATTTATCCGATACACTATTAAAATCACTTATAGATGCTGAACTATTTGCATTATAATCCCAACCATCTCTTGGTATATCATCACTAACTACTCCTCTTAATCCACTACCATCTCCGGTAAATGAACCAGTAAATGAACCGGTAGTTGTACCACCACCCACTTCTTGTCCGTTCAATAAAAACGAACCTGTAATATTTACCGAACCTGTGAATGAATGAATATCATCGGATGTATTACCAAATTTAGAACTACCACTTTCAAATAATGTGGAAGAAGATATGATTGCAATATTAAATTGTCTTGCGTTAATCGAACCTAAAACCGTTAAGTCCGAAGTGATTCCCAATGAACCACTTATTACACTAACACCATGATTGACTGTAAGTGTATCGTTTACTTTTAAAGAACCAAAAGAAGCAGTTCCCTCTAATCTAATAGACCCAGTTATTACTGAATTTGTTGTTACTACACTTTCAACCGATTCAATTGAACCCGATTTTTTAAAGTAAATCTTACCATCGTAAGTATTTACAGCTAATTCTCCTAAATTAAGTGAACCCGTATCAGGTACCTTTCCTGATAACGCAGAGCGTTTCAGTTGAACAATTGATGCCATATGGCGTATTTTAAGTTATTTAACAACAAATGTAGTATATACTACGAACATAAATATATTATAAAATAAAAAACCCCTACTAAGAGGGGTTTCTATTATAATTTTATTTAATCTTAAATCTCTCCACCATCTGGACCAAATGATGCTGATATTTCTAAGTTGAATAATCGAGTATGAACTGAACCACTAAATGCTAATACATCACCAATTCCGTAAAGAGAACCACTAAATCCTTGTGCAGTTGTGATAGTTGCGATTGTTACATCGTTATATCTAAAATCAACCGAACTTGTTGTAGTTGCTACTTTGTAAAGAGAACCACTACCTTGTATGTATCCAATTGTTCCTGCAAACGGGTCGGAGTTGAAATCAAAGTCATCAGGTCTCATTGATGCGGTAACGCCAGTCAATTGAGCACCATTACCCACAAATGTAGATGCTGATACTATCGATGCACTAACTGCTCCGGTAAGACTAATTGAACCGGTTACCTTTGCTCCGGTAACTACTATTTCTACTACCGAATCAGTTGAACCTGATTTGTGTAAAAACGCTTTACCATCGTAGGTATTTAACGCTATTTCACCTACTTGTAACGATGTTGTGGTAGGTACTGAACCTGCGACGCCTGAACGTTTTAATAAAATTGATGAAGTTGGGTTTGTTGGTACTGACATATATTTTTATTTATTCTTTCTATTTGTTATTAATAAGTTCCTCCGTCTATTAATGAAATTCTTGTTTCAATTGATGAACTAAATGTACTAAATCCGGTAGTTGCTGTAATATCAACTTGTATTGAACCACTTACAATTCCAGCTGGTTTACCAACTAAATTATTCCAAGTTGCTCCTGCTACCGATGCACTTATTGAAGTTGCAATTGAACCACTAAATGTTGAATATCCAGTTGTGTTTGTGATATCAACTTGTGATGAACCACTTACTGTACCTGTTGGTAATAATGATGTTACTTGTGAAGAACCACTTACTATTCCTGCTGGTATAGATGAGATACTTGCGTATGTAATTTGAGATGAACCACTTACTACACCTTCAACATTTAATTTAGTTTTAATAGTAGTATCAATCGAAGAAGTAAATGAATTTAAACTTCCAGTCGATGTTTCTAATAAACCCAATCTAGTGTTTTGTGCGGTTTGT